TCAGTATGCCTATGGACGCAAATACATATGAATTAAAAGCACTAAGAGAAATGCGTGAGATTAACATCGCCATGCGTGAACTAAGCAATCAAGCTTCTGCAGTATCTAAAAGATATAAGCAGGGTATCAAGATGCTCGAAAGGCAATTTTTAACCATTGAATCATGTTTAGATGATGGAGGTTGTTTTCCTGGTACTGAACCTTGGGATATACAATCACCTGAGTTACTTAAGCTAATCAGTGATCCAGTCTTGGCTAATATACCTGAAGATAGCTCAGTATGAATTTCGTGCGGTTAATTGAAGGATTAGATTACCCTGAGGAAATACAGGGTCAGTTACCGCAATCTTTCAAATTGACTGTTGAAATATGCTCTCGTCTTCAAGAATTAGATGAGATACTCCCCACCTCCGCAGAGCATTGTTCTGGAGGTTTAAGGTTCATTAGTAGAATTACAGCTATCTCTAGAAAGTCTCCACGGGCATATCGCCTCCTTCTTGATATGTTATCTTCTCAAGAAAGTTTTTCCTTATCAATTGAACAATTAGCATCCCGTCATCTTAATTCAAATGGAATTGTCACCTCCCGTCAATCTTGGCTTCAGAATGCTCAACATGACGTTGAGATAATAAAACTCTATTGGTCAGAGGTTGGTGAAGTCATGGAAGAATTATTGAAACGTAGACCTGAGACTGATCAACCTCACAAGTCTCAGGACATCAACAATATAGACTAATAATAGTTCAAATAGTCTTATATATAGCCCCATAGCAAAGGTACTCTTAGAAAAACATCATCCGCAAGGTCGCCCCGACAGCTCAGCGTTTTTTCGCGATTTTTTCAAAAAAGGTTTACTACTTTAATTTTACAAAATGAAAATACACTGCACATACTCAAAAGAAATAAAACTTGGTGAGATTCAGGAGCATCCTGAGAATCCCAATACACATCCTGATAGCCAAATTGAGCTACTAGCAAAAATCATTAAAAAGCATGGTTGGCGTAGACCTATCGTAGTCAGCAATCGAACTGGTAAAAACGTAATCATTAAAGGTCACGGTAGATTTCAGGCTGCTCAGCTGCTCAATCTTGCAGCGGTTCCAGTCGATATACAGGAATACGAATCAGAGCAGGCTGAACTTGAAGACCTAGTTGCAGACAATCGAATTACTGAACTGATTGACGTAGATATGGATAAGCTAAAAGATGCCTTATCTAAAATAGATACAGATGAATTTGAAACTGGCTATACTGAGGGTGAGGTAGAATCAATAATCAATAGCATTGAAATTGAGAATAACGATCTAGTCCTTGAGCGTGAAGTTGATATTGATCCTAAGGAGTCTGCAGGTCAAAAATCTCTTATACTTCACTATACACTAGAGGAACATAGCAAACTCGTTCCTATGATTGAAAGTCTGCAAAAAATCTACAACTGCAAAAATCCTAGTATGACTATTTTAACCATTCTTAAAAACCTACACCCATGAAAATACATTGTTCACATACTGAGTTGCGTAAGGTGACTGAACTTAAGGTTCATGAGCATAGTCCATACATACATAGCAAATCTCAAATAGATACGCTGACTAAAATCATAAATGCAAATGGTTGGCGTAACTGCATTGTAGTTAGTTCTAGAGATAATGCTACAATTGTAAAAGGCAGACTACTTTTTGAAACTGCAAAATCAAATAGATGGGATGAGGTTCCAGTCGAATATCAAGATTACGATAGCTTAACTGATGAGATGGCTGACATGATTGCTGATAACAGAATAACAGCAATGTCTCAAATCGATGATTTAGTTCTTGCCGATGTAATTGAGAGAATAAGTTTACTTGGCGGTGAGGTTGGCAATACTGGATACGATGAAGCTATGCTTGATGCAATCATAGGTCAGTTTCATGATGATATGGTTCTTGGCGGTGAGGTAGAGTTTGAGATAGATGAGGATGAATCAGGAATCAAAACTGTTAAGCTAATTTACGATGAGGATGATTATAAGGTTTTCTCTAATATCATAACTAAAATTTGCGATGATAAAGATACAGTCCCTTCTCAACTAATTTATAACTCAGTTTTAAAAGCATATCATGAAGATTCAGGTAGTTAATAGAAAAAAAATTAACTATAAGAAATATGTTAAACGTAGAGCATCTGCCGATGACTGTTTGTTAGAAATAACTGAGCCATGCAAGGTATTCGATCAGAATGATAATTTGGTTTGTGTTTATGACATGATCGGAATGGATACTGATAACTTGGTTCATGAACTCAAAACAATGAAATACTCTGAGACTACTAGGACTGGAGGTTTAGTAACTACGAGTAGAATTTTCGGATATCAACCTAGACTTGAGCGTAGACAACGTGCTTTTTGCAATCAGACAAGCCTAGCTCGTGAGAATCCTAAAGCTGAAGCTATGCTCAGAGGGCTAGCATCGGAAATAACTAAACGATATTTCAAAGTTGCACCTGATACTGCCGATCAACATAAGGAACTGCTCGACAAAGTTGTAGATGAGTGGCGTATGCCTGACTCACTTTTCACAAGTGGCATTGTAAATAAAAACAATCCACTATCATATCACTTTGATGCAGGTAACTTCAAAGATGTTTTAAGCTGTATGCTTGTATTGCGTGAGGAAATGGAGGGTGGTTGGCTTTGCGTTCCTGAAATCAATGCTCGATTCCTATTAAAACATAACTCCCTGTTCATGTTTGATGGTCAAAAAATAATGCATGGAGTTAGTCCCATGAATCCTACTTCAGACGATGGTTACAGATTCTCAGTCGTTTATTACAGCCTAAAAGGTATGTGGAAATGTTTAACTTTAGATGATGAATTGCTCAGGGCTAGGCAAATTGAACTAGATAAACTAAAATGATACCTAAAAAAATACATCAAATATACTTCAACTGGCAAAATAAAGATGTAAGTAAAATTGAATTATTCAGTAACAGCATAAAAATAGCAAAAAAGGTTAATCCTGATTTCGAACATAAGTTATGGACTGAAGATGAATGTTCATCACTTGTAAAAAATCATTACCCTCAATACGACAAGTTCTATCATAACTTTAGATACGATATACAGAAAATAGATTTCATAAGGTTCTGCATATTACATCATGAGGGTGGCTTTTACATGGACTTAGATATGCATTGCATAAAAAGTTTCAATCCTCTAACTCGCCATAGAATTTTACTTCACAATATAAAACATCTCAATCCTAACACTACTGAATCTGTTGTTAATGATTTCATAGGTAGCACTAAGGGATACAAGTTTTGGGAACTAACCATGCGAGATTGTGTATATAACTATGAAAGAAAAGCATCAATGGAAATATATGATGTTTGGAAGGCTAGATTTGTTTTACAAACTACTGGTCCTAAATTCTTGGCTCGATGTTTAAAAAAATACATACCAGATACAATTCCTGATCATGTTGTTTGGACTAAGTGGAAAAATGAAGCATGGAAAGAAATAGACAGAAATGATTATTACGTGGAATGTTTCAAGGCTGGCACTTGGCTTAATCATACAAATAAAAATCTAAAATGAAATATAAAATTGTAATACCTAGTTACAAACGTCACGATACCATTCAGTCTAAGACTCTTAAATTTCTTGAAGGTCATGGCATTGACCCTAGCCTTATCAAGATATTCGTTAATGATGAAGATTCTGACGAATACGATAAATATAAAACTGCTCTTTCGACTAACGAATACGCTAAAGATATAGAAATAGTAAAAGGTGTAGCTACGCTTGGACTTCAACGTAATTTCATTGAGCGTTACTATCCTGAAGGAACTAACCTGATGATGTTTGACGATGACATTGAACAGGTGCTTACTAAATCAGATGACAAGTTGATTACTGTTTCCGATTTAGAGCAGGATGTTATACTTCGTGGTTTCAAAGCCTGTTATAAACATAGAGCGAAACTCTTTGGAATATATGCTGCTTCAAATCCTTTTTTTATGAAGCATAGGACATACACTAAACTTTCCTATATAGTTGGATGCATGTTTGGCGTAGTCGTAGAGCATGATAATTTTTTAGCACGTGAAACAAATCATGGTGAAGATTATGAATATTGCCTCAGACAATATCATAAGAATAAAGTTGTCATCAGGCTTGATGATATAACAGCTAAAACTGTTTACTATCATGAGGCTGGTGGACTTCAAGAGGTTAGGACTGAGAAATACATACATGACTCAATTAAAAAAATAGCTAGTATGTTTCCTCAGTATTGTAAGATGTATATTCGTAAAACTACTGGTCATGCTGAATTAAGACTAAATGATCAATCACCTAGAGCTAAAAGAAAAAGTGCGTTAGCTAAGGCTCTACGCAATAGTCATAAATGATAGATCAATCCCTACTCGATAATGTAAATAAGAAGCTACTCTCTAACATTGTAGCTAAGGTTAAAGATGGAAAATCGCTAACAGCTCAAGAATCTTCTTTTTTAGAATCACAAAGTCAGGATGTTTCTCCTGACAGATTAGGTGATGATTCAATAATTAAAACTTCTGAGCTAGTTGATCTATTTGGAGTCACGGCTCAACAAATCGCAAATCTAGCTAAAGATCAGGTAATATTAAAAGTATCCAATGGCAGATACAAATCTTGGCAATCTATAAAAAACTACATTCGCCTGCTTCAAAAGAATCGTAAATCCAAACATGGTTCAAGTGCAAGTATGGATGACTTGCGTAAAAAACTAACTGAAGAGCAGGGCAGGAAAGAAGCTGCTGTGGCATCCCTCAGGGAATTGGAACTAAAGATGAAGGCAGAGTCACTTATACCCGAATCGGAGGCTGCTGAGAAAGTTATTAAGCTACTTACACCTCTACGCAGACTTCTAGATGGACTACCTAGAGAAATCGCCACAATGGCAAATCCTGAGAATCCGCAGATAGCTGAACTTGCTATTCGCAATGGACTTGACGATAGAGTCTTTTCTGAGATTGAAAAGATTTTCTCCGATGGGTAGTCCTTCTGTTAAGATGTAGGTGGGTTTTAGTATATCCCTTTTATCCACCCATCGGAGATTTAATTTGGGGATGCAATGGTGATCGACTTGACTTCTGTCTAGGACTGGGGTTCAATTCCCCACATCTCCACATCATGAAAAAAAATAAAAATGAATCTATTTGTCAGGAGGCTCAGCGAATACAGGGTGCTGATCGTCAACAGGATTATGGAAGTCCTAAAAAAAACTTATCAGAAATAGGTGCTTCTTGGGAGTGGTATTTTAAAACTAATAATGGAGTTGATATATCAATTTCAGCTAGAGATGTAGCTCACATGATGATACTAATGAAGATAGCTAGAAATGTTCATAAGCCTAAAAGAGATAATTGGGTAGACATCGCAGGTTATTCTCAATGCGGTGGAAAAATTGATGAGGTGTAGTTCATTGACATTTCACTTATTTTTATGGCAAAGCTAGTAAAACTAAATGATAAAGGTTTCAATAATATGATTGGCAAGCTACGTCAGCAGGTAAAAGTAACTGCAAAAGAAGCTACCGATAGCTATGCTAGAGATGTCCTGCAAAATGCTGCTAGAGAAACTGGCAAAGCTAATTACAAAAAAATAGTAGAAGATGTTGATCGTTCGCTTTCTAGAATTTTTACATCTAGCAATAAAACTAAAGTCAGAAAAGCTAAAGATGGATCATTGGTTGTAAAGAGTGCAACTATTAGTAATAACAAATGGATAAAAATTAGAAATAAATATTCATTAAACAATACAAGTAATAAGGGTCCTAATAATAAAACATTTAGCAAAAAACAAACTAGTGCTATAAATAAAGCATTGTCTGAGATGAGGAAAAAAAGGAAATCAATGCTAACAAAAAAGAAAAAGAATATAGCATCTGGTCAAGCTACTTTCATATACATGCTCAGAAAGCTAAGAATACCTTTATTAAAAGCTAAAGGTCTAGCTGCTGCATTAAAAGTAAAACTCCCATTGTCACACATGAGGGCTATAGGAGCTAAAGCAACTAATATGGGTGAAGGTAATTATACAATTATACTAAAAAGTAAATCTATAGCTGCGTTAAATCCCAATGCAAAAGGTCTAGACAGTTTTAGGAAAGCATTCAATTCTCAAGTAAAAGGTTTCGAAATAGCTGCTCGTAAGAGCCTGAAATCAACTGCAAAAAAATTCGCTAAACGCAATGGCTTCATTGTTAGATAACAAAATATCAAAACTATACTCGCGTAGAAAACTACAGTCTCCAGTCGATTGGGCATTCAATAACTGCACTCTTCGCGATAATATATCTGAACTTCCTGGTTCCTTGCGCATATTTCCCTATGCTAAGCAACCTCTTGAAGATTTGATTGACCCTTATGTAAACAAAGTAACTCTTTGCTGGGGTTCTCAGTCTAGTAAGACTACGACTATGTATGCAGGCATAGCATATCTTTTAAGTGAGTTCCCTAAGGATACTCTATGGATCATGCCTTCAGCTGAAAACGCTAGACAGTTTTCAAAGGGTAGATGGCTACCTTTCATTGATGACTGCAAACCTCTTAAGGAGCAATGCCCATTAAGCATCGCTACTGGCAGGGTAGATTCAGAAAAGATAACTAATATGCGTCAAGAATTCCTGTCATGCACACTAACTTTCGCAGGTGCAGGGTCGGAGAATAATGTTAAGTCTGCGCCTGTTGCTTACCTTGTGCTTGATGAAATTGATGAGATTGACCCTGACATAAGACTAGCTGCTCTTGAACGTATTAAGGGTCGCAGACAATACAAGATAATACAAACTTCTACACCTAAAGATGAACAGGGTGGCATATGGGAGGAATATCTTTATGGCGATCAACGTAAATACAAAATGCCCTGCCCTCATTGCGATGAAAAAATAGAGTTCACTTGGAGGCAAACTGATAAAGATGGCAAACTAAGATATTCTGTAGCCTTCAATGAAGATGCAAAACTCGAAGACGGATACGATTTCGAACTTGTAACATCATCAGCATATTACAGATGCCCTGAGTGCGATGGGAAAATACTAGATGCACATAAACCTAACATGATTAAGAATGGCGAATGGGTCTCAGATAATCCTAATGCACCTAGAGGTCATCACAGTTATCACCTTAATTCTATGTATGCGCCTGCAATGACATTTGCATCACTTATGGTTGCATGGCTTCAAGTTTGTCATTCTACGCATGGACTAAAAAAGTTCGTTCAGGGTAACTTGGCTGAACCTTGGCGTGAAGATTGGGCAAATCAAGATCAGGCTGATGCTAATCAATTAGAATTAGATTATCAACAGGGTGATTTAAAAGGTGAAGTAAGAATACTTTCTGCCGATACTCAATCTGAATCTTTCTGGTTTGTAGTTCGCGGTTTCAATAGAGATGGCGATAGTTATCTAATCGACTGCGGTCAGGTTGCGACTTTCGCTGAGTTGGATGGGAAGTATGATCAACATACATGCCAATGTGCAATTATCGACTGTGCAGGTAATCGAACTGCTGAGATATATGAAGAGGTTCACAAGCGTAGGTCAAAATGGTTCGGATCAAGAGGCTGGAAAACATTACAAGGTGATCAGCCATACAGAATGCAAATGAAAGATCCGTTTACTGGTGATAATAAAGGTAGAGCAGGTAAATCGAAAATCAGATACTTGCATGTAAATAAAAGTTTGTATGAAGATGAACTAGCTCGCCTGCGTTCTGCTCAAATATCAGGTTTCTACACTTTCACCGATACTCCGAAAGTTTACTACGATCAACTTTTTGCTACATACTGGACTAAAGAAACTGATAGGTCGGGTCATATCAAAGTTGTAAAGAAAGTAAAGCGAAATAGAGGTGATCACCTTTGGGACTGCGAAATACTTGCTAGAGCTTTATCAAAGTTCGTAGGCATCGCTAGAATAGATGTAGATCAAGACATTACACCTAAACCTAAAAAGGTTCGAGGTGGTAGGTCTGCAACTAGTTTTTGGAGCTAGTTAAAAAAAAGTTTAAAAAAAGTTTAAAAAGACTTGCTTTATGGTTACACTCAGCCATAGTGAATATAAGCTCAGCGATGAGTGACACTACTAAACTACTAAAAAATACTACTATGAAAAACATCACAATCCTCTCTCGTCACAATAACCTCGAAGATGCAATCGCTGAAGCTGGCGGTCTTAATCGCGGATTCAACCCTGCTGTTTTCGATAAAGAAGTCGAAGATGTTAAAAAACGAGCTGCTGTTCAAGAGTTCTTAGTTATCGAATACTGCGGTCGTAAAGAAGTCCTTTACACATTTCAATGCGACATCAGACTTCTTAATAAGTTCGAAGCTGGTGGCGGTTGCATCAGTAATACAACCCTAATCACTTGGATGATTGATGACGAGCTATGTAATATTCAATCGATTCCTAACAATGATAAAAATCGAAAGCTCATTTCTAGTGTTGGAAATCGCGACAAAAGTTTCTACGTCCTGAACATATAAAAAATCAGCCTCCTCACACAGCGTGGGGAGGCTACCATTTCAACCTACTAAATCCTACTACTATGAATACTACTGCTAAAATCTCAAAACATCGCCTATCAGGTGGCTTCGACCCTAAGTCCTACACTTTCGTTGATTCCTTCGATCATCGCATGAATGAGGCTTACGACCATATCGAAGGAACATACTATGGTGAGGCTGACGATCCTATCGACTCTGCCTACAATGATGAGCTAGAATCCAATGGCTACAACTGTGATCAATGCACTCATTGTGGCACTCACCTAAAGCATGGTTCCTTATACCGTCACACTAGCGGTGAGCTAGTTGTCATTGGTCCTACTTGCGTAGATCGCCTTCAGTTCGAATCGGCTGACGCAATCCAAATCGAGCATATCGCAAATCGCATACACCTCGCTCGCCTTCGCTCGCTCATGAAAGCTAACTGGCGTTGGAAAATCGTTGGGGAGTTCCTTATCGAAAATCAGGATAAGGATGTCATCATTCGTGACATGCTTAACAAGCTCAACAAATATTTCAGTCTCTCTCGTAAGCAGATCGCTTTCGCTCGCAGGCTCGTTAGTCAGCATGATGAGTATGAGGCTCGCAAGGCTGAGCGTGAGGCTAAAAAAGCTAACGCTCCTGACTGGACTGAAGGTCGTCAAGAGATCGAAGGTCAAGTTCTATCTGCCAAATGGAAGGATTCTGACTGGGGTAGTTCTTTGAAGCTACTCATCGAACTTGCTGATGGTCGCAAATGCTGGGGTTCTGCTCCTCAGAAATGGATCGATGCAGATGAGCCTAAGACTATCCGCATCAAGGCTGGATTTACACCATCTCGCGACGATAAAAAGTTTGCCTTTTTCAAACGTCCAACTTTCATTGCCTAAACTACTAACCTATACTACTATGAATATATTCGCTATAGACCCTAATCCCTGCATTGCTGCTAAACATCTTTGTGATCAGCATGTAGTTAAGATGATCCTAGAAAGCTCACAAATCCTCTCCTCAGCTGCCATCAGATGGGGAGTCAAGGAAAGTGACATGCCTCTGACTAAAGCAGGAACTCCTGCTCGCGGAGGCTATCACCATCACCCATCTACCAAGTGGGCTGGCAATAATCGCTCCAACTACTATTGGGTAACTCAGCACATGTTCAGACTGTGCATAGAGTATACTGAACGTTTCGGTAAGCATCACTTCTGCGAATCTCAGATGGGGACTCTTTATGACTTGGCAGGTGCAATCCCTGAAGGTGAGCTTGAGGAGTTCAGCGTAGCTATCAGTCCAGACGCAAAATGCAGGTCTGAAGATAAAAATTTTTCTTGCCTTGACCCTGTTGAGCAGTATCGTTCATACTATCGTCATGATAAAACTTTCGGTAGATGGAAAAAAAATAAGCCTGAGTGGCTTACCGTCTACTAGATAGTAGTAAAAATAGTAGTTGCTCACATCCTTTTTAGTAGGGGGATGTGAGCTTTTCTATTTACACATAATGCAGGTGAGAAAAAAAAGTTTAAAAAAAGTTAAAAAAAGTTTGCTTTTGTTTTTTTATCAGCCATAGTAAATATAAGCTCAACGATGGGTGATACTACTAAACTACTAAAAAATACTACTATGAAAAACACTACTACTAAATCAGGAACATTCTTCAACTCTAATGACTTCAGCTGGGATGGCATGTATCTCATGTATGAAGGTCGCCACAATGACTCAGTAAACTGGGAGGATACACATCCTGATTGCCATCCAAGTCGCGTCGGAGTGAACAAAAGTGAGTTCATCGCTCGTTTCAAGTATGGTCGCAAAGTTGCTGAAAAGAATCGTTTCATCAAAGTTCTTTGCAACTCCTCGATCACAGTCGAGGAATACGTCAGTCGTTTAAATAATAATTGGCAGGAAACTCCACTTGGGATTATCGAATCCCTCTAAGAGAAAAAAAAATCAAGCCTCCCTTCTGGGAGGTTTTTTTTGTGCCTAGATTGACAGGTGAGTTGTATTTGATGGCATCTACGACTACAACAGCTCAACTCGTTCAAATCCGTGACAAACTACTTACCGCTATAAATAAATTAGCTGAGGAGGGTGTTACAAGTTACAGTATCGGAGATCAAACATTTTCGCTCGCTGACGTAGGGAATTTAATTGATCAAGTTCAAAAACTTGACAAACTAATCGCTTTGAAAGATAGAACTCTAGGTATGCGTGGCAGAAATCGAATTACTCTCAGAAACTTTAATGGCTAAAAAAACTAAAACTACATCCAAGCTAGCTTTTGCTAGTCGTCAATTTTGGCAAGCGTTCAAAGGCTATGACGCTGTAAAAAATACACGCTATCGCGCAACTAGAGGTAACGATCCAATTCGTAGTGAAGAAATCGAACTCAGAAACTATGACAGAGATCACCTCGTTTCTGCCTGTCTTAATCTCAGGCGCAATAATCCAATAGTAGCTTCGCTGTCAAGATTAAGAAAAGCTGACATTGTTGGTCGTGGCATCATCCCTCAACCTGTAACTGGAAATAGTGATTTAGATTCTGAAATCGAACAATGCTGGGATGATTTTTCAAAATCTCCTGAAGTCACTAAGACTATGAATATGCGTGACCTTCAGCAACAAATGATTGATTCGTTGTTGTTTTATGGTGACTGCGGTTTAATAGTCGGAAATCAAGAGGTTCAATTCGTTGATGGCTCTCGCATATCAAATCCATCAGGATGCTCTACTAATGATGAATCTTCAGAATATCAAAATGGAGTTAGAGTTGATGATTTAGGTCGTCCGATTGGTTATGTAGTTGGTAATAGAATATCAGGAATAGTTCGCGATCAAAATTTAATTCCTTCACGCGATTTCATACCTTTTCTCAAGAGAATAAGACCTGTTCAATATCGAGGCATCCCTGAATTAGCTCCTGTTTTAAATACTCTTCAAGATTGTGATGAATACGATAGAGTAGAGATGATTGCTGCAAAAGTTTCTGCATCTTTGTCTGTCGCAATAAAACGTGAAAACTCTTATGAGTTCGAGTTACAAAATAGACTCGAAGCATCTGAACAGGATGATTTAGGCAATTTAGAGCAGTTTGAACCTGGTCGTTTCCACTATCTTGAAGCTGGTGAAGATATTAGCGTTATTGATGGCGGTGGTCGTCCTAATGTAGATGGTATTCAATGGGTAAGTTACCTTCTTCGCAAAGTTGGTAGTGCAGTAGGCATACCACTAGAATTTTTAATGATGGAGATTGGCGGTTCTAGCTTCTCTGCCTCTCAGGGTGTTGTTCTTCAATATCAACAAACTGTCGAGAGTTACCAAAGTGATTTGATTAGGGTCATGGAGACTCTATACCGTCGCTGGCTCTCCCAAAAAATAGCTTCAGGGGAAATACAGGTAGGCTCTGCTGAAAGTCCGTTCAAGGTAAGGTGGCAACGTCCTGCTTTCAGATGGATAAACAGGGCTGCTCAAGTAAAAGCTGACATGGAATATTTTAGAGCAGGTGCAATGTCACTAGATGACATCACAGCTCCCTTTGGCTATACAGCTGAAGATGTTCTAAGGCGCAAAGCTCAAAATATCATGAAGGCTAAACAAATCGCTGAGGAGTCAGGTCTTGACTGGAAAGAATTGATTAACCCTTTCCCTACATCTTTAAGTGGAAACTATTCAGAAGTATTAAATGGCGAATCATCATCAATTTGAAACTTATAACGATTATCCAACATCGGCTAGTAACAATGCAAAACGTGCATTAAAGTATAAAGCTGATAATGCCGATAATAAATGCGGAACTCCTGTAGGATGGACTAGGGCTAATCAATTAGCTAAACGTCAAAAAATCAGTCGTGATACTATTGCTCGCATGGCATCGTTTAAACGCCATCAACAGCATAAAGATGTTCCATACGACAAAGGATGCGGAGGTCTTATGTGGGACGCATGGGGAGGAACCTCAGGCGTGGAATGGGCTATTAAGAAACTAGATCAAATTGACAATAAAAAGAAAAATAGAATGAACAAACAATTCGCTTTTGCAATCAACAATACTGAGGATGCTCAGATCAGCCGTGAAAATGGCACTATGGATAGCGTATCCCTAATCTCAGTTGGTCCTGCCTTGGGACATGGTTTGTATGTAGATCAAAAATCTCTAGAAACCATCATTGATGAACTAGAAGGAACTAAGTTGCCTGCTTATATCACCCATAGAGGTGCATTATTTGAAGATAGGCTAACTAGGGAAATCGGAATCTTCACTAATTTCAGAGTAGAAGATGACAGAATCCTTGGAGATTTCCAAGCGTTCGACTCCTTTCGTGAAGATGACACTCGAAAATTTAACAGATTGTTTGAACTGGCAGAAAAAATGCCTGAAAAGTTCGGACTATCTATCGTATTCTCCGCAGATTCCACATGGGCTACTAATGTAGGCGATGTAGATACTGACGATAAACCTGATGATGCACTATTTGCCTTCCCTTCCATTCGCGTTGAGGAGGTATCTAGTGCTGACTTCGTAGATCAGCCTGCTGCAAATCAGCGTGGGCTGTTTGATAAAATTGACACTAAACCCGTGTATAAGATGACTAAAGCTGAACTATTAGAACTAAATCAATCTCTGGAAGCTGACAAAGCTCAACTTTCAGAGGATAACCATCAGCTTTCCGTAAAGGTAGCTGACGCTGAAGCTGAAGCTGAAGCCTTGCAAATCCAACTAGCTAAACCTGAAGTTGAAGATGAAGCTAAACCTAAAGCTGCTTCTGAAGATGAAGATGAACCTAAAGCTGCTGCTGAAGGTGACGCTGAAGATGAAGATGAAGTTGAAGTTGAAGCTTCTGATGAAGGTGAAGACGATGTGGCTAAACTCAAAAAGGAACTCGAAGATGCTAAAGAGGAAATCGCTTCTCTAAAAGAAAAAATCGAATCTACTGATAAGGAACTAGAATATAAAGATGAAGAAATGAAAACTGTTTCCGACGAAAAAGAAACTGTTTCTATTACTGCATCTGAACTTTCGGTAAAGGTAGAATCTCTCGAAAAACTAATCAAAGGCTCAGGTGCTTCTTTCGCTAAAGCTACTGATTCTGAAGATTATTCTCCATCAAAAGTTTCTCGTTCTAAAATCATTTCTCAATTCGCTAAAGAAAATAATATTTCTGAATTTTCCGCTACCTTGCAATTGGGTAAGGAGCGTCCTGAACTATTCCAACTATAACCTATAAAATATCATTATTATGTCCGCAACTATTGTTCAAAACTCTCAACGTACGTTCGTCGCTGGTGAGGCTCTCTCGTCTTATCTTCTAGTAAAAGTAGAAGCTGATGGTCATGTCGTAAAGGCTGGCGATTCAGCTACTGAATCCCTCGTTGGCGTCACAACTACTTCTGCCGATAATGGTGGAGCTACAACTATTTCACTCGTTAATGGCGGTGGAACTGCTTACGCAACTGCTAGTGAAGGTATCGATGCTGGGGATGCTGTTTACACAGCTGCTTCTGGCAAAATCGCATCTAGCGTTACTACTGGCACTAAAGTCGGTATCGCTCTAGATACTGCTGCTGCTGATGGCGATATCATCGAAATCTCATTCTTCCAATAATCTTTAACCTATAAGTAAATATGTCTTTATCAACATCCGCTTCTTTCAATCCGATTCTTTCGGAGGCTCTCAATAAGATTGGAGAAAATAAGTTCGTAGGAACTCAAATTCTTCCGATCCGAAATGCTCCTACCAAAAATGGTGACTATCCAGTATTCGATGACGATCAATTCGATTTGAATGCTTCTAAAGTTCGTTCCTCAGGCTCTGCCTTTGCTCGTCGTGACTTTGACTACACTAAGCAATCATACGCTTGCCAACAATATGCACTAGAAGGTGTTCTTCCTGATGAAGATGCTTCCCTTGCTAGTGACAATGGCATCAGCGACGCTGCAGGTGGCATTGCTCAAAAGCTACAACGTGACATCATGGTTGGTCATGAGCTTCGTGTTGCTGCTCTTATGACTGGTGCAGGTTTCAATCCAACTGCTGCAACTCAAACTATGGATACTGTTGCAACAGCTAAGCCAATCATCGACATTCAAAATGCTGTCGAGCGTCTTAACGCAAATGGTTTCTACGATAACCTATCTCTCATGATGGAGCTTTCTCTTTTCAATGAAATGCTCAATACTGATGACGTTCGTGGAATCTTCAATGGCAATGGTCAATATACCAATCGTCAAGTTCTTCGCGATGCATTTGGTGTATCAGAAGTCATCATCCTTCCAACTCGCTACAATAGTGCTGCAAAGGGTGCTGCTGCAGATCGTTCTAAGATTTGGGCTGATACAGAATACTTCGTCGGTCAAATCGGAGGCGGTGACTTCTCTAATGGTGGCTTCGGTCGCACGATCGCTTACTCTGCTGATGGCGGTGCTTTCACAGCTGAAACATATCGCGATGAGCCAATCAAGAGTGATGTCCTTCGTGTTTACAATAGCGTTGATGAAGTTATCATTAATGCTAATGCTTGCGAAAAGATCACAGGCGCATAGTTCCCCTAAACTTCCCCTACTGAAGCCTCACCTTAATCGGTGGGGCTTCTTTATTTACAACTCCCTATAAGTAAATGAGCTTAACTAATCTAATCAGCGATAATCTGAACTTCGCAATCAGTCAATTACAAGTTTCGCTGACTGCTGTTACTTCAAGCGGTTCAGCGCATCCCACTAATACTGAGACATATTTAGCTAGTAAGCAGGATGCTGAAGAAACTTTCGAGATATATGAAGATGGTCGAGAAATAACAATAGATACTAAATTTTACATAAATAAAAATTCATATACTACACTTCCTAAAAAGGGTCTGTTATTAACAGATGGCACTACTACATTTAAAGTCATGAATTTCTTAGATGATTCAATAAATGTAACTCGCAGGCTTGATTGCGCTGCTCAAAATCAAAGATAATTATGGAAATATTAGATTTCGAAACTCACTTTGAATCTGCTGCTAAAACTTTTTTAGATACATATCTAACTGATTACGCAGATATACAATACGGATCATCTTTAGATCAGGGTAATTTTTCTATACCTAGAATAGAAATAAATGCAGAGTTACAAGGTGCTGACGATCCTCCCACTAAAGATGATTTGGGAAACTTTAATTATTCTCAATATTCTTTAAACTTTTTATTAAAAATAGTTACCGATGCTAGTGACGATACAACAATAGCTTCAACTGGTCTTTCTTCTTCAGAATTTCATAAAAAAGTAAGAAGGCAGGTCAGAGAATCTATGCTACTAAGCTCAAATAATTTCACAGATACGACTCTAGAATACTATGAGGTAAAATATATCAGACCTACTGGAACGGATTACGAAGTAGATGGAGATTTTTTCATATCAACCCTATCATATGAAATAAAATTTTGCACTAAAGATGACAAGTGGACATGGATATAGACACTCCATTTACCACTACTTCATTTTACACTAATACATCCACATTTTCTAGCGAATACTCTTCAACTCACTAATAACTAAAATTGACATTTTTACAGTTATTATAAAACCTCGTTAATTTTAACTTTTATAACTCACACTATGGCTATTACTCAAGATGGAGATCAACTCTTCGGAATAACAGAAACTACAATCAACTCTTTAGTTGTAGAAAGTTTTACTCTAAGCAAAAATGGAAACAGGATCGACCTTAACGATGGCGATGGCGAACCTATAGGGGCTGTTATTACTGAAGGTAGAACTGAAGTTAGTGCTACTGTTCAAGCTGGCGTAGGTTCTGCTCCCACTATTGGACAGGAAATCACCCTAAGCTCTGGCTATGATACTAATACTACAATGGTAATCACTTCTGTTGAAAAAACGGAAACTGCTGCAGACTATGCAAGATTTAGTCTAGGAGGATATTTAAAAATTAACTAAATTGATATTCAATAACTCGTAACCTTTAAAATTTATATAATATGGCATATACAGTAGGAAAAAAAGATGGAAGTCAAAAATTTGGTTTCACAAGTGGAAAAGTTGAAGGTTTCATAGTCGAAAGCTATTCAGAAAACACTGGCGCAAATCGAGTAGACCTCGATGACGGTAATGCAAAACCTATAGGGTCTGTCGTTGTCCCTTCACGGGTAGAGGTCAGTCTTACAGTTCAGTTTGGTGCTGATAGCAATGATATGATTGAAATTGGTGAGACAATCACTTATGATGGAAATACCATCGGAGTAACTAGTGCTGAAGTAACAGAAGCTCAATCTGATTATGTTCGCATGTCTTTGAGTGGATACGTCTTAACAAATGGTTCTCTAACTTCTCTTACTGATATCGGTTAAAAATGACTTGGAAGGCGGTCAGTTTCGATGACGCTGCCAAAAAGCGGATAGCTGATGCTTCATCTTTTGAAAAGCAACTTCGACTTGAAGGTGCTATAAATTTAGATTTTGAAATAGCAGGTTTAAAACTCAGGCAAATAACTATAAAAGATTTGCTGTTTCTAGAGTTCAGCGAAAACAGGCTTATAACAGGTGAGGAGCCTCAATTTGACGATCTCGTGTTTTTTGTCCTATCTATTTCTAACGATAAACCATTTTTCAAAAATAGGTATGCTAGAAAAGTAGGCAGACTAATAAGAGATTATCCAGAATTCAGACAAGAAATAATCTGTTATTTCAATGTTTGTTTTAATGATATGCCTACATCTAAAGATGATGACAATTCATCAAATTCAAAAAGCTCAGTAGCAGTCATGACGCTCGTAGATACCTTAGCTTGTAACTACGGGTGGTCTTTCCAAGAAATACTTGATACTCCTATTTCTTCTGCCTTACAATTATTGCAAAGGATTATGTTACGAAAAACAGAAAAATATTCTTTGCGAAATCCAATCACTCAACTTGCTACTGCTCACGAGCTCCAAAATATAAAAGAAAATGGCTAATTTTTCATTACTTGCAAAACTAGGATTCGATGGAAAATCTTTCAAATCGGGACTAAAAGAAAGCGAAAAATCTGTAAAAAGTTTTTCAAAATCAGTAACATCTACTTTAGCTAAAGTAGCAGTTGCTTTAGGTGGGGCTGCTTTAGGTAAAAATATGGTTCGTTTGGCGATGGACGCTGAAGAAGTTGCAAGTAAATTTAATACAGTCCTTGGTCCTGCTGCTGAAGGCGTCAATCAGAAAATATCTGAACTTTTAAAAACTATACCTGCTACTAGGGCTGAGCTTCAAAATACAATAGCTACTGTTGCTCAAATGGGAACAGCGTTCGGTATGAGTGCGGAAGCTTCTGCTACATTTTCATTGGGAATGGCTAAGATAGCAGGTGACTTAGCTAGTTTTCACAATATGAAACCTGAAGAGGTGTTCACTAAATTACAAGCTGCTATAACTGGAGAGTTTGAGCCTCTCAAAAGAATGGGTATAGTAATCAATGAAGCTACCCTAAAACAGAAAGCGTTGAGTCTTGGAATAAGTGATGGCACATCTAAATTAGATGCTCAGACTAAAGCTATAACAGTTCAAAACCTAATATTAGACAATATGGGGGCTGCTCTAGGTGACGCTGCTAGAACTCAAGAATCATCAGCAAATACAACTAAATTTTTCAAAGCTAAAATTGTAGAACTACAAACTGAAATAGGAACTAGACTAATTCCTATTACAATCAAATTCTTAGAACTTTTATCTCCATTGGTAAAGTTTCTAGGGCATAATATTGATGCTACAGTTACTTTTACTAGAAGGCTACTAGCGTTCACATTAGGGTTAAAGATGTCTACTAAAGTCATGTCGCTCTTTAGCAGGAACCTCATAATATATAGTGCAATGGCTAAAGGTGGTGCTACTGCTACTACAATTTTATCAGTAGCACTCAGAAAGTTAGCAATGTCTATAAAAGCAGTCCTCGCCTCTACTGGAATAGGACTTTTAGTTGTAGCATTAAGTGAAGTGGGATTTATGGCTTTGAATGCTGCTACAAAAACTGGTCAAGCTACCGATGATATGTCATCTGAACTAGATAGTTTAATGGCAGATATGGAAGAAACTATGAGTCTAGTAAATCAATCAACTGAATCATATAATACTGGAGCTAAAGCTCAATCAGATTATGCTGAAGCGTCTGGTTCTATAGCTGATCAAAAAGAAAGAGAAAGACGTGCTCATGAAGATTTATCTAATCAAATCGGTAGTTATTTTAGTAAAGTCAGACAAGCTCTCAATGCTGAACAGGATAGATTTATACTAGCTAAAGAATACGAATCTTTAAAACTGAGGGCTTCTGGTGATAACAAAGCTGCTGATGCTTTAGATAAACAAATCGCTAAAGCTAAAGAAGCTATTGCTATCGCTAGAAAGCACAATCTGCATCTATTTCAAGCTGTTGCTTTGCAGAAAAAACTAGATGAAAATGAAGCTAATAAACCTGCTACTGATGAAGAAAAAAGAAAAGCTAAAATTGAAAGTTTAGAAGAAAAAATCAAACAAATCAAACTTGAAGCTCTAAGGGCTCAAGCTAAAGGCGATAAAGAAGCACAATCTTCGTTAGAAAAAAGGGCTGAACTTGCTCAAAAAATTGTAAATATAATGAACGAATTCAATGTATCTCAAGAAGAAGCTACAAAACTAGCTAATGGAAGCATGAGTCCTGAAAAAGAAGAATCTCAAAAAAGAAGCTCGCTAACTGGTCATGATTTAAAGAGGGCTGCTAACCTTGCAGGTAAAGGTGCTGCTGAAGTAGATGGAATCGGTGGAAAAAGAAAGGCAAATATTCGCTTTCAAAAACTTGCAGGCGATAAAGGTTTTCAACAATATATCGGAGGTAAAAAGGGGAAAGTTTTTTCTGAAGAAGAAATGCAAAAAGGTTTACAAAAACAGATAGATAAAGACCCTACTGAAAGTTTATTAGAAAAAATAAATCAAACACTAGAAGGTAAATTCGTATCTCAATAAATTATGGCTGGAAAAAGTAGTAGATTCGCAGATTTTCCCTCTGGATTATCAAATGGAGCAGTAGAGTCAGATCCTAATGCTAATTATTTCAGAAAAGATTCTAGTATCCCTACATCTTTCGTAATATCTACTACATCTTTTGTAGAAAAATCTAATTTCAAACATACTAAGATAGGTGCAGAAAGTGAATCGAATAAAAAATATTACGCATTCGAAGAAAGTCTAACCGATATTGGTGGAGGTGTTTTTAAGGTAACAACTAAATATGCTGCAGTTCCAGAAACTTGGTATTCTTATGAAAGTATAAATATCCCTTATTTAAAATTTAGTGGATTAAGTGTTGTAGGTGGTGGAAAAATAACAATTAATACAACTTATCTATTTAATTTTTTAAATGTTCAATCTATTGCTGACGTTAATTTTTTCAATGAGGATGGATATACTAGTTTCGAAGAAAAAAGTGGAACAATAAATGTAGCTTGCAGAGTTAAACATGAATATGTTTTATTAAAACCTGAGGACATAAAAAGTGGAAATATAGATATGGATTTTGGCGTATCAATCGATTCAATTAGTTTTGGTGATGGAAAATATAATTGCGGTTACATGATGAGAGATGGTGATCCTCAAGTAAATGAAAATATAGATAAAGAAAGTACTTTCAATTTTGCTACTAGTAGTCCTTCTCCGAAGGTTAGAATAGCTAGTGGAATTTATGCAGGTGTTATATATTATAAACATACATATGAAATAATTGATGACGTAACTATATGATTTCCAGACTACAAAAAGGCGAATCTCCATCTTTAATAGATACAGATAAAGGTAATGAGATTATAGATGCTATAAATGCCATAACCAATTCTAAGGGAAGTAAGGGTATAGAAATATCGGCTGATCAAGATGGGGGGTTAAATATATCTCTGCGAGACAAAGGTGCTGCAGGTTTAAGATACCAACCTCTCGAAATAATGGAAATAACTGACTCTTTTATCGCAGTAAATCCTGCTACAATAAATAATGAATTGATAACTCCAGTTGGAGGGCTAGATTTTAATCCTAATGGCGATCAATATTTAATAGTAGACGTTAGAATAAATAATCAAACTAAAATACAATCAGCTAAATTAAGAATAGATTCTGCTCCTCCTGATGGGTTTGAAGTAGAAAAAAATAAAGCTCCTGGTGATTTCTCAATTTTAATAGCTACTATACATGAAAAAAGTCATTTTCAAGTAAGAGTTGGAAGTATGACAGCCTATCCCTCTCAAGTTTTTTCTGTTCCCAAGACAACTGTAAATGTAGGAGAATACGATCATGATGTATATTATAGTTGGACAGTAATAAGCAGTTAATAAAATGGCAAATGAATCTAGAAACTATATTGAGTATGTAGATAGCGTAGAATATGTTTTAAAAGAAGCTAGTAGATATTATCACGGAACTACTTCGCATACTTATTCCGAACAATTTGAGCCTCCTACGGATCAAGATACTTCGGTAGATAATGCCGATAGAGAATATACATCAGATTCTGCATATACTCAACATCAAGGGGCTATAGATGGTCTAGCAACTGGAGGTTTCACCTCAAGAACTAATTATAGTAGAACTGAAGGATCTGCAAGTTCACTACACACGGGCTCTAACGCTGCAGGAAAGTCAGGTGATTCTAAAAGTGCATATAGAACAGAGTTTGCAGGCTCCACTAAAACTTATGAACAGACAGAAGATGGCGATAAGTCTCAATATACTGGAAATAATACTAAATATAACTCTAGCAGAGAATATACAAATAAAAGATTCGTAAGTACTATAGGTGAAGTTAATGGTGATACTGAAGGAACGGGAGCTACATTAGAAGATTCTAATGGTCGAACTGTAAATCAGGTATTCATTTATAATGATCCTCTAAATGCTATTACAAATGCTCACACACATAGTGGTAAAGGAGGTTATACTAGTCAGGGCGACTTTACACGATCTAACAGTTACTCTAATGAAGGTGGACGGCTTGTTGAGTTATCTCCTGCTTTACGAACTCAAATAGTAAAAAATATTACAAAAAGTGCTACAAAAAGAGAATCTGAAAAGTTTACTGTAAATATAATGATCGAAGGAACTACTGCTGTTCAAGGAGGAAATACATATAAAGTGACTGATTCTCACCTCCACGCGACTGGATCTGGACTGACTAGTATAACTTATGATAGTGATGATAATGCAGGGCAACTTGTTGAAGGAACGCAAACTCAAACTGGAGATACTGATACTTACGCTGCATCTGGTGCGACATACTCTAATACATATACGTTCTCTTATAGTAAGAGTGGACTTAATAGAACAGGTAGAACTCAAAGTATGGGCACATACTCTAATACATTTGAAGGAACGAATATCAAAAATGATAGCTATCCAATTTCTCTATATTATGGACTGCCTGAATCTTTGAGTAATACAGAAACGATGAGAATTTACTCTTTTGAAAGTTCTGAAATGACTCAAACTATACATGGTGTTATTCGTTCAACTTTTGTCGAAGATAATGCTATGTTGCTCTCACCTTATAATTATGATTATTACGAAATATCTACAATAATATTTGAAGGTGGTTTAGGGGCATATGGATTCACTCAAACTGACGTTTTAAATCACAGTCTAAAATTCACTACATTTAAAACTGAAGACGTTTCAACTAAAGTTGTTGTAAACGCTAATTCTAGGAGGATATTAACAAGGGCTCTAAGCTGCAACGCTGTGAGTAAGAGTGAAAATACTGATGATACTGGTGATACTGGTAATACTGGTGATACTGGTGATACTGGTGATACTGATAGCACTAATAATGATACTGATAATACTCCTAAAACAGAATATACGAAGCCTGTTCAAGATAGTTCAGCAGGTACTACTAACATAATAAATGCAACTACATTAACTTCTGCAATAACAGTAAACTACTATGAATCTCCGACAGGTAGCGCATATAGAGATCACAATTTTTACGATGAAACTGCTTCTACTCGTGATACAACGACTACTAATGTGACATTGTATTATCGAACTTCTAGCAGTTATTCCAACGGAAAACATTATACTAAAGGAATCGAAACAGTTGAAGTAGATTTAGGTGAAAAAATTGTAACGTGGACTGATACTAACGAATACTTTGAAGCATATAATTCTACTGAAACTTTTTTCAATTTTGATGAAGTAGAAGAATACGAAGTAACTAAGCTTGGAGTGACATCTACTTATGAAGAAATAAAAAGATCACAAATAGGAATTTTCGATGCAAGTGTAAACGTAATTATAACTGAACATGCTAGAGAAACTAATATTATTTATGAAGATGTGCCTACACCTGAACTTTATTCTTTCTCTAGTAGACCATTAGGTTTAATGTATTTATCAGACAGCACTACTGATATTGGAAAAAGACAGGTATGCAATCCTCCTGTTATAAGTTATACTGAAGATTATTTAACATCTACTCGACAAACTCATGTTTTTCAAGATGCAACTGTAGTAACTTTAAAAACTCATAATAAACATAGTTACTATATTCCTAATATTCAGCAGTTCTATCTTGACGGGCATCCATTTTTAATACGAGACGAAAAATTAACTGTTCATGATATTAGAGCAAATAGCATAAGTTATAATTCTACTGGTGAAAGAATAGAATCTAGAGCAACTTTCAGAAAAACATATACAACTCGTAGCACTCTAGTTGATGGAGCAGAAGTCGATGTTACTGATACTTATAATGGAACTAGATTATTTAATACTTTTTTCAAAAATATCGATGGATGCACTCCAATGGACGATCTTCCGACTTGTGAAACCAGATTCATAAATGCTATTGAGTATAATCAAAATGGAGATAGTTATTTTGTTTTAGGTTCTGAACAATATTATTTTGGAGGTTGCCCTCATTACAACTCTCAAGGCAAAATCTATTTCCTCAATAGTCATAAATTCACATTAGTAGATCGTGAAGATTCTAATAAAACTACCGTAGTATCTGGAAATTTACAACAATGGCGTGGTAATGATTCGATTGCTCTTGACATGCATTCTAATTATTTTATTTCTACCAAGACTGAACATATAGCAGGATCAACAGACGCAAGACTAGGTAACGTTGCAACTCGAATTTACAAAAGGAATACATATTCTATAGATGACTATTACTACTACTAAGAAAATAGCTACTGTAATTGTAGCTACAAAATCTTACCTTGATCCTCTTGAAGTTTGTTTAAGGAGGGTAAAAACTGCCATTGATCATTCAACATTAAATTTCGAGCATAAATTATTTTTAGTTACAGATAAAGAAAGTAAAAAAGCTGTTTCTGACCTCTGCAAAAATTTTTCAAATCATGATGTCATTCCAATCGACATGGAAGAAAGTGGTGATCATTATAAAAAAGACAGGCAAATACTCATAGCATCTTTGCAATCAACAGGGTTCGACGCTGCTAGGCAATGGGGATGCGATTATCTTTGGAGCGTAGAAGCTGATGTTCTTGTTCCATACAATGCGCTTTCTACATCCCTACAAATGCTAGAATTTGACGATGGATACTATGATGTCTCTTTCGTCACATACCCATCTCAGGGTGGCGGTAGTTTCTTGGGAGGTCATGGAGACTATCAACATTCAATAGCTGAAGATCACCTCCCCTCTGAACTAAAAATGCCTTGGTGGTTAGAACTCTTGCTAGACAAATGCGAATCTCGAATTGAAGATAAAGATTTATCTCATGAGTTAAAAAAAATCGAGTTTGCACGAATGCAAAGGGTGCGTGAACGCATTAAAAAATGCCCTCCCAAGGGGAATGTTTTTGAATTAAACGCGAAAGGCTGGAGGCGTCGAGGGTGGCTTAACAACAGTCATGTTGGCATAGGTAGGGGTGCAGTAATTGAAACTGACTGGACTGGACTAGGATGCACTCTTATGTCTAAAAAAGCTGCTAGTCTGGCTCATTTTGATGGATACGATGGCGGTGGGACTCAAGATTTATATTTAAACTGGAATCGATGGCATCCTGCTGGGCTAAATTTTTGTTGCATAACTCATACTATATGTGACCATGTTGTTCGCGATAAAGATGAAGGTCTCGTAACTCTCAAATCATATCATGAACCTGATGGTGAAACTAAGGGTCATTTAAGATACAAAAAAACTCCATTCCATAAATTCAAATAATGAAAACTATACTCATAACTGGAAGTGCTGGTTTCGTAGGCTCTCACGCTGTTGAATACCTGTTAGAAAAAACTGACTGGAAAATCATAGGGCTAGACTCTTTTCGTCACATGGGTGATGCTGAAAGAATCTCTAAATCAATAGATTCTAACCGATATAGCATCGTTTGCCATGATCTTAACGCTCCTATATCGCATCGTACGAAAATGAGATTGGGGGATGTCCACTACATACTAAACTGTGCGTCTATATCTCACGTAGACACATCTATAAGTGACCCTATATACGTTTGGGAATCAAATACTAGACTAATTGGCAATATACTTGAATACGCTAGAGGGCTGGATACGCTGGAAAAATTCATCCATTGCTCTACAGATGAAGTCTTTGGAGCTGCTCAGGATGGATATAGTCATATAGAGTGGGACATTACCTGCCCATCTAACCCATACGCTGCTTCTAAGGCTGCTCAAGATGCTCTATGCTTCACATACTGGAGAACATACGGAACTCCGATCGCGGTCACTCATTGCATGAATATGATTGGCACTAAACAAGATCCTGAAAAATATCTGCCTAAAATAGTGAGCAGGGTGCTGAAGGGTGAAGAGCTTTTAGTTCATGGATCGCCTGATAGAATTGGTTCTAGGATGTATATTGATTGCCGTAACCTCGTAGATGCTTGGCTTTTCATGTATAACAAAATAGATTTCAACATATACAAATCATACGAATGCGAGCGTCCTACCAAGTTCAACATCGCAGGGCTAGAAGAAATAGATAACTTGCAACTCGCTAAAAGAATTGCGAGCCTGATGGGAGAAAAACTACATTACAAGTTTGAAGATTTTCATAAAACTAGACCTGGTCATGATCGCAGGTATGCACTTGACAGTTCGAAGATATATAAGGCTGGATGGACTCCTCCAATCAAACTAGAACAAACTCTTGTAGAAGTTATTGAGCACGTAGTTAAAAATCACTCTTGGCAAGAATAATTGACATAAACATCGTTTTTAATGGCTCTACAATTATTTGCAAACATCGACAGAAATACACTAGCTTCGGGGCTAGTTTTTTCATCTAGTAATTTAAATCAAAAAGTAGCTCCTCAATTAGTCGCTGGAGATAAAATTTCTATTGATTTATATTTAACTTCCCGTGATGGACTTTTAGATATACAAGACTATAGTAATGTAAAAATAGCTTTAGGAGCTCCCAATGCCAAGCCTACTGGTGGCACATATAAAATAGATTATGGTGGAACTAGCAATGTAACTCTAAATTTTGATGCAACTGCTCAAGATTTTGCAGATGCTATAAATACAAATGCTCCTACTGTTCCTAGTCCAGTTACAGGAACAGAAATCGCTCCTTTCGTATATATTATAGATTTCGGTTCTAATGGAAGCTGCGATTTTCCAACTATAGACTCATCGACATTAAGTCCTGCATCTACAGTTAATATTCAAAGACTCACTACTGGAGATAGTAATACTAAAGAGCAATGGCTCGTCAGATTGTATGAAAATCCCATAGCACTAGTAGATACATGGACAGACATCGAAATTGTTACCGATGAAAAAGGAATAAGAGGGTCTTTAAATTTAGGAACTCAGGGTATTTACGATTTGCTAGACAATAGTGCATCTGCTATTTCAACAATCGAACTAGAAATCGAAGATTCTAATGGAAACCTGCAAACTATTTTCCAAAGTCCTATAACTATAAATTCTCAAGTAATAGGGCAATCTATAAGTGGAGTAATTCCTTCACCTTCAGGCATCCCTGCTGAAGCTGCTACATTTTTAAACTCATTTCCTGATCCTGCAATAATAGGTAATCTTTCCGTAGGTGGTTTCGACCTCTCGACTGGAGCTTCTGCTGGATATGTTTTAACTTCAGATGCAGATGGAAATGCAACTTGGCAAGTCAATCGCGCTGCTGAAAACAAAGGATACTTTGCCACTTCCTCTGAATTAGCTACGGCTTATCCTTCAGGTGAAGAAGGGTTTTATGCTATAGTAGGAGCTACTGACACTTTTTGGGTCTGGGATGAAGATACATCTGCTTGGATAGATTCTAATTCAGGATCACTTGGATCGGTCACATCAGTATCAGTATCAGGTGGAACAGGAATAACTGCTAGTGGAAGTCCAGTAACAACATCTGGAACTATTACAGTAGGACTCGATACAGCAACTCAAAATACTCTATCAGATGTAGCCAACAAAGCTCCACTTGCCGATCCAGATTTTACTGGAACTGTTGGAATAGCAAAATCTGGTGTTAATGGTGTTCTAGATATAGATGGTGATGTTTATATAGAGAATGGAAAAATCAATGGTGAGACTGGAAGTATTGATTTTGACAATAATCAAGCTCAACTTATATTGGGAACTGTCAAATCAGATGCCGTAAAAGTCGAAAGGGTTGATGCCAGTAACACGCTAATATTTGGAGTAGATGCAAGTTCAGAAACTGATGGCAAGGCAACGATGTTGAATGCCGAAGTTAGTAATGATTTAACTGTTTCTAAGGATGTTGAAATCGGTGATCCTAGTTCTAATACCTTTTTAAAAATCCATTCAGAAACGGAAGCGAATGACGAAATAACAATTAAAAATGGCGGTTTAGTTTTAGAAGATGGAGGAATAGAGATTACAGGAGGTGGAGAAGTAGAATTTACTAATGGTGGTAGTGTAATTCTTGATAATGATGGAGAAATACTTCTTGGAACTGATTGGGTGCAAGATGGTCAGCACATAATAGTTGCAGGAAAACATGCAGTTAGTTTTGAAGCTACTGAAAGATATTTAGCTGATGCAATAAATGGTCAAGCGTGCTTTGTGTTTACTGCTGCTAATGCGATGCGATTTACTGGAACTGATGCAAAAGTTGGCATCTTAAAAAATCCTAATTGCGAGTTAGATGTTGCTGGTAAAATTCACACTGATTATCTTGAAGTTGCTAACGATTTTGATGTTTCTGGCGATCTTGCAATTTCTGGAAATGTCGTTGGAGATGTCAATATTCAAAGTGGTAGTGATCTTGATCTAGATGTTTATATAAAACATAATAGCAGTAACGTCGGAGATCAAGGAACTAGATTTGGCTTCTCAGGTGATAATGAAATTTCATTCCTTATTAAATTTGCAAATGTTTATCGCATATTTTCACCATCAGCTAATAAATACGAGCATCAATTCGTTGGCGCAGTTGCGAAGAAAAATACTTTCTTTAGGGATGGAGCAGTAAGAATTCAAAAATCAACTTCTGGTAACGATGAACTTTCCATACGCTACGAAGGTCAGAGTTCAAATAACATTCTACTTCAACAATATTCTGGGGGTGCTGAAAAAGGGCAAATAAAATTCTTAGGCAATAACACTATCAGAATAGATGCTACTAATATAGATATTGGATATAATAGAGAAAATAAAGAAACTGAATTAATAAAGTTATTCAGCGACACTAATATTGCTGCTGAGAAAAAACTCACTTTTGTAGACTCTAGAAATGAAGATCACGGGTTGCATTTTAAACACTCAAATCAAAACGCTCCGACATTCCAATTCGGAATGGCTGGGGAGGCATATAACGATGCTGATTTCGGTCAATTCAAAATAACGCATACAAATCAAAATGACGTTACTGAAAATGTAATAGTCGTAGATAAAGATAATGGTTATATCAAGCTAGAGTCTGATCTAACAGAAATGAAAAATGCTAAGGTTGCAGATGGAGGCTACACTCAAGTCGGATCGTTCGATGGAACTCCCTATCCTTCTAATCCTCAAGAGGGCATGATCATATTTGATTCTGCCAATGGAGTTAAAAAATTTAAAGGATACAATGGATCATCTTGGGATGACTTAAATTAAAATGAGCGATATTATATACAGATCAACAATTGGAACAGGTGGCTTTATTGCTACAATTGAATTAGCTCCCGTGAATGAAATTTTAGGTTTTGCCGTAGGTCTTGTGACTTTCATCTACATGTCCGTCTCTGCGATCAAAGTGATCAAGGAACTAAGAAAAAAATGAATGAATTTTTACAAGTCATATCATCTATTACACCTATCCTAATTGGCATAATAACATTAATCATTGTCCTTGCTAGGATGCACTACAATCTTGATGCTCTATCAGAAAAAGTAAAAGTTCTATTCGACTTCCACAATAAACGAAAGAAATAATATGACTCCAGAATTACTAGCAATGTTAGGCGGTGGCGTAAGTGGCTTCATAATGAAGATGATTGCTACTCAAGCTGAAAATCAAGCTCGACTATTTGAGCAAACTCTTTCAAAACAGAAAGCTGCAGATGAATCTGCAAATCAAGCCTCATCAAGAGGTGGCGTTCTAATGAGGCGTGTTATTACATCTGTAGTTTTGTTTGCAATCGTAGTCGTTCCTACTGTTGTAGCATTTACTGACATCGGAGTGAGCGTTAATCGAGAAACCAATGGATTCTTAGGACTATTTAAAACTGTAAAATGGGATCAGATTAGCGGATACGTTATTCTTCCAGAGGTAAGGCAAGCTGCTCTAGCTATCGTCGGCTTCTATTTTGGTTCATCGCAGGTTAAATAGGACATGTCTCTAGATTCAAATCAAAAGAAAACTGTAGAGGCTTACATCTCCGCAGGTTCTTATCGAGGTGCTGCTAGACTTCTAGGTAAAGATGAATCTACCGTCAGGAAACTAATCAAAAGATTAGAAAGAATGGGCAATGTCCCTTGGAGGTCACAAGCTCCTAACCCATCGCATCTTTCAGTAGGCAAATCTACTGTGCAATTTGACGCTGCTGGTAACGTCATACAGGAATGGCGCAGGCAATACCCTACGCTAGAACTCATGCAGGAGGTCGTTGAAGGTCTTTGCAATCAGGTTAAGGGCAAAGCTAAGGTATCTAAACTAAAGAAGTCTAAAAAGACTGGTGAAGATATTCTATTCGAAATCGACCTGTTTGATGCTCACGTAGGCATGTATGCAGATGAAAAAGAAACTCTAGATAGCGACTACAACTGCGACATCGCATCTCAACGCATGGTCGAGGCTACTCAAGCTCTAGCAGGTCGAGCAAATAACCCTAGCAAATGCGTTCTAGTGTTCGGAGGCGATATGCTTCATGTCGATGATCGCAGTAATAGGACTCCCTCAAGCGGTCATCCTCTAGACGTAGACTGTCGTTATCACAGAATAGTAAAATACATTATTGCTGCTTGCAGAGAATGCGTCGATATTGCTGCGAGAATAGCTCCAGAGGTCGAGATCGTTGTTCTAGAGGGTAACCATTCACCTCACTCCGAACTGTGGTTAGCGCAAGTCCTAGAGGCTTACTACTCGAACTGCTCGAACATCACTATCAATGCTACTCCCAATCCTCGTAAGCATATGATTTGGGGTGACAATCTTCTCCTTTGGGCGCATGGGGATAGAATCGCTGCCCAGAAGTGGGCGTTAATAATCGCTGCAGAGTTCGCTAAGGAATGGGGAGTTACCAAGTATAGACATCTCAAATGTGGTCATGTTCACCATAAAAAAACAATAGCTCCAGTAGTTATTGATGAGCAGAGTGGACTGGTAGTCGAGTATCTCGAAGCTCTTTGTGCTACGGATGCATGGCACGCTGGAGCAGGTTTCGTTGGATCGCAGAAAGGCGCAAGCGCATTTGAATATCACAAGTCTGAAGGGCTACTTACGAGACATTTCAAAACTGTATCTTAAAGCATGGATCATAACTTTGAAAGAAATCTTATTTTGGCTCAGGCTACTGAGGATGCTTTGGAACAAACTACTGGCACTCTTTCAGAGTTTTTTCAACACTATGCTCTGGTAGTTCAATATGAAGATGGTAGCGTCTTGCATGTATCCGATAATGCTCTAGTCGAAAAAGCTCTTTATTCTGAAGCTCTAGAAATAATTGAGGAGGAAAAAGAATTCGAAGATAGTGATTACATAGATTCTGACCTAGAAATAGATTGGGATGACGATGATGAAGAAGATACATTTTCCTGAAATTAGTTAGAAAATAGTTTATAATAAGTTTGACATTAGTTTAGGACTAAGACATAATAGTATTTAAGATGACACTCCTGTTATCTTAGTTCCTTGAAATAACCTACTAAATACTATGGAAAATACTACTGTATACACTACCGTCCTGACTTACAATTCTAATAGCGATGAGATCACTTCTCATAACTATTTCAAAAACGATGGAGGTCGCTCCAAATACTATAAGGGCAAGACAGGTGACTGTGTTGTTCGTGCCATAGCCATCGCTCTTGAACTAGACTACAAGTTAGTCTATGATGAGATAGCTGAGTTAAACAAATCCTTTGAAGGGGTGAAGTCAGCTAGGAATGGCACTAATAAAAAAGTATATGATGCTTATCTAAAAAAGCATGGATGGAAGTGGCACTCAGCTCCAAAGTTTGATGGGCGTAAAGCTAGACACTATGACATGCCAAGTGGCAGGTGCATAGGTAGGATGGCAAAGCATCTCGTAGCCATAATAGATAAACAAGTATATGATACTTGGGACTCTACTCACAAAATGGTTTACGGCTACTACGCCAAATCATAAATCAAAAGCCTCACCTTAACAAGTGGGGCTTTTTTATTTAATAAAAAGTTTATAAAAAGTTTATAAAAGAGTTGCTATTAGTAATTCAGGCAGGCAAACTATTATTACACTCAACTACTAACCTACTAAAAACTACTACTACTATCATGACTACTATCCTCGAAAAACTAACACGTAGCTACGCACTACTATTCGCAATCGTTATCTCAATTCCTTCTATCCTTCGTATCATCGAAGCAATCTAACCTACTAAAAACTACTACTATGGAAAATATAAATATTACTACTGATGAGGCTTCTGTCCTACAAGCTATTGCTCAAAACTGGTATGGATGCGGTCAAAGTATCCCTACGGTTCATTATGAATGCTACACTTGGTCAGATCATATAAAACATTGCTATCTGCTTGATGGCATGAAGCTACCTAAGGGTAAAAAGTTATCAGGAGTCTGCTCTAGCTTGGTGCAAAAAGGGCTATTAACCCAATGGGATGATAAGGTTCAGGCTGATGACTTTGGAGGTCGGAGCAATAAGATAATTATCAAAACTCTAATCGGACATACTGACCTTGGGCTTCAAGTTTGGATCGATCAAGTTTATGGTCGTGAAAGATACGAAAAAGATATCGCCTAAAAAACTGGGGGAGCGAAAGCTCCCTTTTTTTATTTCAAAAAAAGTTTAAAAATAGTTACAAAAACGCTTGCTATTAGTTATTTTATCAAACATACTATTATTACACTCAACTACTAACCTACTAAATAATACTACTATGAAAAACCTAAGCATCAAATCTTCTCTCTCTGAAATCCGCAAAGCTATTCGCTCTGGAAGCAATGTAACTAAAGTAGGTGCTGCTTACTTTGTTGATGGTGACAGAATCGGAACTGGACATGGTGCTAAAATTTGTCGCGAAATCGCAAGTTGCAAACTTGTTCGTTTCGCATGGTAATTTATACTCAACTACTAACCTACTAAATACTACTACTATGAAAACCAGAATCGCTGAACTTAAACGATTAGCTAAGAGGCTCAACTGTGTCGTTGTCGATGATAAAGATGACTGTTATATCGCAGTTATCGCAAATGACGAATGCAGTTTCGAGAATGGTGAAACGTCCTCTCAAGTAACAGGCTATGGTCAGCAGGTTGCTGAGTGGAGATGTGAGGCTATATCTGAAGCTATAGATAGGCTCGTGGATGAGCCTCCTTGCAATGTCCCTTTTATTCACTAAACATGATTCAAAAAAAAGTTTAAAAAAAGTTTCTAATGCGCTTGCTATTCGTTAATTCATAGCCCACACTACTCTTAATTCCAACCTACTAACCTACTAAAAAATACTACTATGAACTACGTTAAAATCCAAATCACTCGCCCTACTAATCGCAGATGCGAACCAATCGATTCAGACTACGAAGTCTTGATGACCTTTGAAACTGACCATAAGGAGTTACTCAATATGACTGGTGAGGAAATCGCTGAAGAGCTGTTCGTAGCTACTAACGCTCCTACTGAAATCCACACTCCACTTCAAGAGTACTTGAATAACGAATATAAGATTGGTCTTTGCTCATGCAAGAATCATGACATCAACTTTTTCTCAATGTCTGTTGGCGATAAGGTGGCGGTAAAACATGTGATCTGCCCTGTCTTTGACTACACTCTTGAGGAGTGGTATTGCGACTCAATCGGCTGGACTAAAACCTACGGAACTAAAGCAATCTAATTTAACCTACGCCATCCCACATAGTGTGGGGTGGCAAACCTACTAACAAATAATACTATGTCTGATAAAAATCAACTCAAACTACTACGCCTCCCCTCTGTTGGGGAGTGGATCGATGTTAAGACTCATGAGCTATATCCTGAATTGGATACTAAGACTCCTGATCTTTCCGCTTTCCTGCCAACTCGCTTATCTGATGCACTCAATGATGATGCTTGGAAAAAGATGCTATCCGTTGAAGATGCTCAACGCCTCAATCGCAACCTAGAGTTCGTAGGAGGTGAAGATGCATAAGGCTATACTAATCAACCCATCTGAGTTGGCGGTAAGTGAGATTACTGTCCCTGATCATTACACATCTATTCAGGATGTCATCGGATGCCGATGCTTCACCTGCGTAAGAATCGACAAGCAGAATGTTGCGTATGTCGATGATGAGGGTCTCATCAATGGCACTAAGTTCGGAACTATATTCGATAAGGGTTTTTACCCTGATCCAATAGCAGGTAACATACTAATCCTTGGCGATGATGGTAAAGGTGGTTCTTGTGATACTAACCTTCATACTGATGATGTAGACATGATGATTTCATCCTTCGTGCAATTTAGGAATGGAGGTTCGGCATGATTCAGTATGTATATTACGATCAGTTCGTTCGCGCTTTCGAGGCTTACAATCGATCCGATTCATTCAGCGAAAAAGGGTTGCAAGCGTTATACGATCATCTCGAAGATGAGGATGAGATGCGCTTCTTAGATGTTATCGAAATCGACTCTGCTTATTATGAAGTTTCCGACGATGATGAATTACAATGCGACGATGATTTCATCGCAGTTAAATTCGATGGAGGTGCGATAGTATGCACTTACTAAATTTAATCCTAGCAATCATTACCGTCGAGTCTGGCGGTAATGATTTAGCTATCGGTGATAATGGTAAAGCTTATGGCTGTTTGCAAATTCACGCCTGTTACGTTCAGGATGCATCAGAGTATGCTAATCGCTCTTGGGAGCATCTCGATGCTTTCGAAAGGGATACAGCCATACAGATTTTTACCGCCTACATGGACAGATATGCGACTGCTAAAAGATTGGGTAAACCAGTCACAGCTGAACATATCGCTCGCATTCACAATGGTGGTCCTAATGGTCATCGCAAAGTTGCTACTGAAAAGTATTGGCTAAAAGTGAAAGCTGTTCTCGAATCTCACGGGTATGACACTTCCGTTCATATCCAACCTAAACAATAAAAGAAAGAAATAACATGGCAATGCTAACGCCTCAATCCGAATCTAGTAACGGATTTCAAATAGATGAACTAGCTCCTGCAGGTGACTACGTAGCTACCTGCTTAGACGTAGCCGATGAGTTCGGTGTAACTCGTAAGAAGTATCAGAGTGAGGAAACTCATGAGATAGATGTGACTCGATTCCTATTTGGATTTAAGGGTCAAGATGGAAGTCTTTATAAAATTCAGACTTTCGAGATGACGCAATCAACATCGCCTCGCGCTAAACTGATGGTGTTTCTTACCGCATGGTTAAGCCATAGTCCTAAAATGAATTGGGACTATTGCGATATGATCGGTCAAGGTGCTGTAATTAAAGTAGAGCATGTAACATCCCAGATGGGAAAAGTGTATGCCAAGATTGCAGGCATCTCTCCTATTAAGACATCCTTGAATGATTATAGTCAGCAGGTAATACCAGTAGATCATTTCGCTGCGCCTGCTGCTGCTGCTCAAGCTCCAGTAGTTGCACCTGCACCTACACCTGCATCTGCACCTCCTGCATTCTCTCCGAATGACAGTAATCCTGACGCAAACTGCCCATTCTAATGAAAAGGGTGCGTAACCGAAAAAAAGGTCGCTCATACTCAGGCTCTACGCTTCGCATTGCGGAGCGTATCCTGTTGGGTAGACCTAGACCTGAAAAGAAAAATAACAAACTAAATACTAAAGATTATGGCGATACTTCAAAATAAAGCTGATAACATTGATGGCGGTCATTGGTATACTCCAGATGGAGTTCCTGCTTACACCATGAAAAATAAAACTGGAGGTGATAGAAAAACTACCCTCAGAGATGCTCGTAAGCATATGCTAGTCCCATCCGTAACAACTGTCTTTGGCATTATGGCTAAGCCTGCATTGGACAGATGGAAAACTATGAAAACTATTGACGCTGCCCTAGCTACTGAGCGCAACGATGGTGAAGATGATAAGAGTTACTATAACAGAATACTAAATCGTAGTAATGAGGAAACCTCTGAAGCTGCGAATCTTGGAACTAGAATACATGATGCTATCGATCAAGCGTTCGATGGCGTGCCTGTTCCTGAGGATCTAATTCAGTATGTTTCACCTACCATGTTATACCTACATAATCTCGAACTAAAAAACATCACTCGAGAGAAAGTTGTAGTCAATAATAAAGAGGGCTATGGAGGTCGTGTAGACCTTTTAGCTGAATACGGTAAGGGTAACATCATTATAGACTTCAAGACTCGTAAGAGTAAGGAGGGTCAAAAGATGACTCCTTATGATTTCCAACCTACTCAGATTGCTGCCTACGCTATGGCTGCTTTTGGGACTCTAGATAATTGTTGGGGTGCTAACCTCTACATCTCTACAACTGAAGCTGGCAGGATCGAAACGTGTGTTTACGACCCTGACACTCTTAAGAAAGAATACGATACATTCCTTTCTATGACATCTCTATGGAGATATATCAAAAACTTCGATCCTCGACAAAAATGAAAACTACAATAATTACACCCTATGTTGTGACAATGGTTGCATCTTCAATAACCAATAAACCTGCGGAGGAAATCCGTAGTGAAACTCGTAAAGCATCAGTAGTCGCTATTCGTGATATTTGCTTCAAGATTTGCAAGGATCATCTATTTATGGTTCAACATGATATTGCAGAATACTTCGGCAGGAATCGTTCTTCTATTGCCCATGCATTAAATCGCGTTGATAGAAACCTAGATAAACGTCCTCAATATCGTAAACTATATAATGCAATAATAGAAAAACTTGACCTATGAAAGAAATGAAACTAGATGATGATGTAATCGAACTGCTAAAAGCTAAACTCGATAAACGTGGAGATGAATTATACATGTTGGATACCAAAGTTATAAATCTTAAAAAACGCAAAGCTGAGGTTTATAAACATATATGCGACATTATTGAAATCCTTGAAGCCAATGGTGTCACTCCGCAACCTAACAGCTGGGATCGAGAATGAAAATTGACTATAACGCATGTAATATCCAAATGCCAGATTCTTATCTCAGTCGCATAAGCTCATTCATGAAATGGGCGCATGATAAAATCTCTAGTGAGATTGAAAATAATGAGAAAATAGAAACTGAATTTGGAACTGCTGAACATCAATCAGCTAAAAAACTTCGCACTCACACTCACCTCGACAGCAGAGATAAATCTCTTGTTGTTGAGGAAATCGACAGATTAAGATCTGAAGGCGATAAAGTCTACGCTGCCTGTCAAAAGGTAGGCATACATATACAAACCTATTACAAATGGAGAAAATTATAATTAATGTCCGACAAAATATTCAAAAATGATACAGAAAATGTCCTCGTTCGAGGTTTAAATGCAATGACTAAAGCGTGTGATGCTTTAACTAAACAGAATGACATCTTAAATGATGATATTCAAAAACTAAAAAATAAGGTATGCAGGCTTCAAGAGCGTGTGCTTGTAGATGCTGAGGAAAAAGAATAACCATGAAATATTCTCTTATACTTGAGATGGATAATGAAAAAGGGGAAAGCTGCGCAGTAGCTGTTACGTTCAGGACTGATGCTTCAAAAAGATTCGATGGCGTTCTTTGGTTACATACAGATAACCCTTTATATCATGATGACCTATTACACTTGGAGCAGTTCGTAAATCAAAATAAAGATAGATGGCTAGCGATTCGCTAACAATAACATGGCTAAGCAATATATCGGAATAGATTGTGGACTTGATGGCGGTATAGCCGTTGTCGATTATGATGGGAACCTAACTGATAAATACGTCATGCCAGTATGCAAAGCTGGCAAGGGTAGAATGATCCATATAGTTGGATTTCATAAGACACTAGAAAAAATCATATCTGTTTCCGATAGGAACATATTTGTCATCGAGAATCCTGGAGGTCATGCGCCTAGTGCTGCTGGACTCCGCTCGATGACATATAGTTTCGCTGTAGCTGAGACTATTGTTTCGTTACTAGATGCAAACCTATCATACGCTGCTATAAGTAGTCGCAAATGGCAGTCGCAGTTTTGGACTAGACCTATTATGGCTAAAGGTCAAAAGTTTGATACTAAGGCTGCTGCGCTGGCTGCTGCCGATCGCATTTTCCCAAATCAAGATTGGACTGCGAATGAAAGATGCAAAAAAGCTCATGATGGAATAGTCGATGCTGCTTTACTTGCAGAATATGGTAGAAGAATGAATTATTAAATTTGCTTTATCATATTATGAACGCAAAAAAGCTAAGAGAAGAAATACTACTACTAAACAAAATACTAAATAAGGAGGAAATATGCAAAATAGCAAACGCTCGCCAAATGGATATGGGGCTAGATATGTCTCAGCAGTTCAAGAGGCTAGAGAAGTCAAAACAAATGATTTCGAAATTGAGACCATCGTCTCTTGGATCAGAGAAGGTAAAGGAAAGTTCGCCAGTAAAATCAAATCAATAAGAAGTGCCTTAGAATCTGGCGATAAAGATAAGGCTTCGCAAATAAAGCTGACCCTGCCTGCAGTTATGTTTAGTGGGACTTTCGAAAAGCGTTCCAGTAAAAACTTAACTGAACACTCAGGGCTGATTTGCATGGATTTCGACAAGCTCGACAATCCTGATGAATATATCGACAAGCTGAGGTTCGATCCTCATGTAGTTATGGCGTTTGTTTCTCCATCAAATCGTGGCGTAAAGGTAGTCATGGCTATACCTAATGACAGCGACATACATAGGGATATGTTCGATTCCTGCAAACGCTACATGTCTACTTATGGACTCGAGGCTGATGAGAGTGGCAAGGATGTATCTAGACTTTGTTTCCTGAGTTATGATCCTGAGATTCATTATGCTCCTGATGCGGTCGAGCTACCATTTATGCCTGAAGTGCCTAAGATTCATGAGCCTACAAGTATGGGTAGTGACAGGGTGGGTGACAGATTCAATCAATCACCATCTGCTAGAGATAATACTGCATCTTCGCTTAGCAAAGCTGGATGGACTATCGGCAGGTCTAATGGAGATAGAACATATTGCACTAGAGCAGGTAAAGAGCGTGGCATTTCAGGTGAACTCAGAAATGACGGCTCATTCTTTTGCTACTCCGATAATGCTTTCCCTCTTGAGCCAAATGGAAACTACTCCGCATTCGCACTCACTACATACCTAGACTACAATGGTGATTTCAAGGAGGCTACCAAATCTCTTTCTGCTGAGTATGGTGACAATAATACTACTGTTTCTTCTAGAGAATATTTCAATAAACAGGTTCCCAATGATTCTAATGACAATACTGAGGAGGCTACTGCAAGGCGTGAGATACCATTATGGCAGAATGCAGATATACCTGAAGATTTAGATAAGCAAATCAGGATGGAGTATCCTGTGCTAGTTGATGGTCTACTGCATCGTGGGACTAAGATGGTTCTTGGCGGTGGCAGTAAAAGCTATAAAACTTGGACTCTTATCAATCTAGCAATCAGCATCGCAGGTGGACATGAGTGGTTTGGCAAGCAATGCGTCTCGACTGATGAGGATGTCATATTCCTCAACTTCGAAGTGCCTCACAAGTTCTTCTTACAACGCATCCGCAGTATATGCATGGCAAGGGATATAGAAGTGCCTAAAAACTTCAAGGTGTGGTCGCTGAGAGGCGTGAGCAATGATCTGGTAGAGATATTGCAAGCCATGAATGGAAACCTAAACAATGGACTAGCGTTCATGTGTATTGATCCAATCTACAAGGCTCTGGGCGATAAGGATGAGAATAGTGCAGGTGACATCGGCAATCTCATGTCTGAGGTCGAGGCAATAGTTGAGCAAACTGGAGCTGCTGTCGCTTTTGGTGCTCACTACTCTAAGGGAAATCAGGCTGAGAAAGATCCCCTAGATCGCATCAGCGGATCAGGCGTGTTCGCTCGTGACCCTGACACTATCATGGGACTAACAGCTCATGAGGAGCCTAATTGCTTCACAGTCCACGCTGCTCTTCGAAACTTCCCTAATGTTGAACCTTTCGTAGTCGAGTGGGACTTTCCAGTAATGAGTGCTAGGGATGATTTGAATCCACATGCACTCAAAAAGCCAAATCAAAAGGCTAGTAGAACTAGCGTTGAGGAACTCATCAGAGGTGCAGGTGCTACGGGCATACGTCCATTCCAACTAAAGGATGAGGCTAAAGAAAAACTCAATATAGGAGCTAGAACTGTCGAGAGATACACTAAAGATTTGGAGAAATCCAAGATTATCTCAAAAGTAGGTGGTTGTTGGTTCATGACGCATCGTTAAGCACTACATATTAACTACTTATAGAAAAGCGACATCCAAAAGCGACATAAGACGCATATACGAGCGACATCCCTATAAAGAAAGACGCATATATACGATAAGGATAAGCGACATCCCCTCTGGGGAGTATGTCGCCTACCTTATCCGACGCATCATTTTTACTATTGACATAAGAATAACAATATATTATCAGTATGCCTATGGACGCAAATACATATGAATTAAAAGCACTAAGAGAAATGCGTGAGATTAACATCGCCATGCGTGAACTAAGCAATCAAGCTTCTGCAGTATCTAAAAGATATAAGCAGGGTATTAAGATGCTCGAAAGGCAATTTTTAACTATTGAATCATGTTTAGATGATGGAGGTT